TTTTGATGGTGGTCAGCGCAGACACTTTGCCGTTCAAACCAGAAACGGCGGTGCTCGCGGTTTCTGCTTTTGCGGTGGCGTTGTTGGCGGTAGCCGAGATGGTCTCGATGCGCTGCGCCGTGGCTTCCTTATCTGTTGCAACCGCAGATTCCAGCGTTGAGAGATTCGCGGCATTTTTCCCTACCGCAGCATCGAGGGACGTGAAGCGCGTCGCTGACGCAAGCTTTTCCTCTGCTATCACCTTCTCGTTCGTCACGATGCTGGCGGTATTCTGATACGCCTTCAGCGCCTCGCTCATTGCACCGGTGCCGTCATCCTCTCGCCACGCCGCTTGCAGGGCCTGCATCGTCGACGCCTGCGCGGTGACCTTGCCGTCGAGGGTTTCGATCTGCGTTGAATGCGTCTGAATTTGGAGAGCCATTGCACTGCTGGTTTCGGCAATCGTCCCCATGTCGTACCAGAACTCAGCATTCGGCGGAGGCGTTCCAACTGGTACAGCCTTGATGGCCGAGAACAGGCGACCATCGAGCCGCACCACTTCACCTTTCACGTACGGTTTTGCCGGGTCATAAACCATGGCATCGGTGATTTCGCCGATCAGGTCTTCAAGTTCTTGTTTGGCCTGCTCAAGCCGCTCATTGACTGAGCCCTCGCCATCACCGGAAATCTTTCCGATCTCCGCAAGCAGCTTCTCACCAAGGGCAGACTCCTGAATCCTGCCTAGGAAGTATTTTTCGTACTCGGACTGGTCGACGCTCACCTGCCCATTGATCCCATTCACTGCGGGAAACCAAGGACCGATGTTGCCAATGCGGTCCACCAAGCGCCCCCAGAAAAACAGACTCGTACCTGGCACGACATTCTGCATTTCGTGGTTCGATTGGGGATAGGCGAAATCGGCCAGCTTGACGGCCGTGGTCAGGTCGTTGACCTCGTTGTTCCAAATTTCAGTTCGCTGGGTATCTTCTGCACCAAGTGGGAATCCCCATTCGAGTCCAATGCCATAAACCTTGCTGATCGTTCTCAGATACGCCAGCGCAGGCGGCAACCCCTGCTTACCGCTGAGGTTGGTCAGAATCGAATTGCGCCATGGCGAAGAGATGTCGAACGCACTTACCGCGCGCACCCGGGCCACGTAGGCGCCCGCGTAGATGCCGACCACGTCCACGTTGGTCATACCGGTGCGCTGCAGCTTGATCCAGTTGCCGCTGTCCTTGCGCCATTCCACGTCATAGCCGACCGCACCATCCACGGCGGGCCAACTGATGGTCATGGTGGCCACGGCCAGACCCTGCACAACCGATGAAGTCGACGACAGCGAAACGCTCGCCGGCGCCGGAACGACGGTGATCGGGATCACGCTGATCGGGCGCTCTTCCAGACGTGCACCAGTGTCGATAAAGGCAAACTTGCTCGGCTCGAACTGCAGCGCGCTGATTTCGTAGTCTCCCTCGGTGGTGCGCTTAGTGCGCAGCACACGGTAAAGCGGGATCGCCAGATCATCCGCATCGAGCGCCCATTGCAACTGCGCCACCGGCGGTTCGCTATAGGCAACCGTGACGGTCACGGCGCGGCCGTTTACGCTCTGCACGGTCCGACCTTCGGCGCGGCCGCCCGGCAGGTTGATGATCAGTCGGTCGCCGGCCTTGGCCTGGGTGTCGCGATCAAGCGTGACCACCCGCCCCGCCACCGCCGAGATCCGGCCACCGACTTCTCGACCAGCGAGCAGCGAATCGGCCACCGGGATGATGTGCCCCGGCAGCGGAATTACGCCTTCCATGCCGGTCTTGAACGAGACAGTGCGGTCTTGGTTGTTGCTGAGGATTGCCCACTTGCCACGGCGCTGAGCCTCGGATGCGCGCGTGCAGCCGATCGCGCTCAGTTCTGTAGGCCGGTCGCCGTAGCGGCGCTGCAGATTCAGATCCGCGAAGGGGATGACGTCGGTGTCGTAGTTGTTGGCCGGGTTGTCGTAACTAACCAGTGCCCGGGTATAACGGGTTTTCGCCGAGGCACTGCCATACGAAAACTTACCGTCGATCACATTGGACCGGGTGAAGACGTAGTCGAAGTCCTGAGCGCGCGGCATGTCCGCCTGCATCACCAGCTGGCCTTGAGCCCAGTAGGTCATCCCCCTGTAAATCGCCGAGATATCGCGCAGGAGCGACCAGGCGTCAGCCTTGCCCTGTAGGTTCATGTCGCAGAGGAAACGCGGTTCCACGCCGTCCAAGCCATTCGGCACCAGCTGATCGCAGTATTGAGCAATTCGGTAAAGCTCCCACTTGTCGACCATGAAAGACTTGATGCGCTTGCCCAGACCGAAACGGTCTTCGGTACAAATCCCGTAAGTGATCCACGCCGGGTTGTTGGTCCAGGCCGACTTCATCGAGCCGTCCCAAGCCCCCGTGTAGGTGCGCTGAATCGGGTCGTAGTTGCTCGGCACCATCCAGCGCCGTGCCTTGCACTTCACAGTAACGGCCGGAATGTTGGTGAACTGCTCGGCGTCGAATTCGATGTAGAGCAGCGCGGTGTTCGGATAGCGCAGCTTGGCGTCGATCACTTCGGTGTAACCGGCCACCAGCATGGTGTCGGCGATCTTGTTGGTGTTCTGGTTCGGCGTCAGGCGGCGCACACGGATCTGCCAGCCAGTGGTTGCATCCGGCAAGTCGACGCGGCTCGATCGCTCGTAGCGCGTGGTGGTCTTGCCGTCGACGGCATCCACCAGCACCTGCTGATAGGCGCCGCCATCGGTGGCCACGTCGATGGCGTATTCGATTCGGTAGCCGCCTACGTTGCCCTGATCATCGGAGCGTTGCAGAGCTGGCCACGCCAAACGTATGCGCACGGCGGAAAGCTGGGTGTTAGTGATGGATCGTACCCACGCGGTATCGCTGCGCAACTCGATGTTCAGCGACGTCTCATTCTCTACTGACGGGATGCCCGGGATGTAGGTCTGATCCACCGAACCAGGCCGCCAGTCCCATTTCACGTTCGGGAAGTTGTAGTTGCCGCTGGCGTCGCGAATCGGGGTGTTGTCTAGATAGATGTCGTAATCGGTCGGGCCGCTGTCGAACTCACCCTCGCCCACTGCTATCAGCAGCTTGGCCAAGTTGGTCGAGCGCAGGCTGTCGCTGGCTTCGGTCGGCGACTTCGGCTTGCTGCTGCCGCCCTTCTCGCCGTGGATGTCGATCTGTGCTGCTGCGCCCATGCTTTCCTCCAAGCATAAAAAAACCGCCTCGCGGGCGGTTTGTAACAAAAATTAGATCTAATTCGGTGGTTCCTTCGCGAGCGAGTCTTCTAATTCCTTGATCTGACTTGGAAGCACATACAGATAAGAAATCAGATACTTCAGCAGCTCAACCATTTGCTGCGCCATCAATTCCGTTGGTTCATTTTCTTCGTCAAAGTGAGCACCAAGATTGCCACCGTCACGAATAGCATGTGCCAAGGTAGCCAGAGGAGCTGCCAAATTATGTTGTTCCATCGCTTGTTTTATGAGCGCCGCCAGGGTTCCCTTTCTGTTCCCTTCGGGAAGCAGATATTTAAATATGCCCTCCAACGTTCTACGGGCCATAACAGCTGTAGCTGGATAATTTTTGGTCATAAACGATGTGGATGTAGACTCAAAGGATTTCCTTATCGCAACAGGCACGGACTCGGGAAAGTCGGTAACCAGCAATGAAGGTCGCGACCTTGGGTACATAAACACTTCAGCGGGGTTGCCATCGTTTATTTCAGATGCCGAAGACCTGACAGCCCAAAAAGAGACGAACTCACCGCAAGACGGACACGACGCACGCAACCCAATGCTGCCAGTTGCAGAGTCATGATGTGACGTGGCAGTGGTATAAGTTACCAAATCTCCACAAAAGGGACACATTTGGCTAATGGACTTTGGATACTTATTACCTCCGCTTGCTCCCCACTGCCGAACCATCGCAAACGATATGCTTTCCATAGACCTCTTCGCCCCTAGACCCTGAGAGTTGAGGATGTCATGTCTTATCTTCAGCGTAAATCGATGCAGATATGATCATCCCGCCCCACCGGCGCTCGCCGATGCAAACCGGTACAGGGTTGCCGCTGGCTGTCGTGTTCTTGGCGCTGCCGAAGGCGTAGGACGGTGAGTTTTGGGGGGATGCGCTCTGCTTCAGGCCCGATGCTTGCGGGCTGAGCATTTGGATTACTCCGCCGGCGACCAAGCCGATACCGGCACCGATCAGCGGGGCACCAAAAGGTGTGGTCGAAAGAAACGTACCGGCAACGATCAAAACCGCACCGACGATAGTTTGAATTAAGCCGCCTTTTTTGCTTCCGCGAATGATTGGCACGATTCGAATATCGGTAGCACCACCAAGTCCGAACTCCTCCTCGCCAACGTTCTTCCGGTTACGAAACACGGCAAAACGCATGCCCAGCCGATCTAGGCGCTGAATTTCTTCCTTAAATCCGTCTAGCGTGGCCTTCAGCGCTCTGAATGCCTCCCAAGCCTGTCCAGAATCCAGAACCCGACGATGAATTCTGCCGAATTTGGCCGCAAGAGACCCCGATAGCTTGATCGTAGCCATGGGCTGATAGTGAGCGACGGTGTACTGCATGCTTTTCTCCAGACATAAAAAACCGCCCGAAGGCGGCTGATTGAAGTTTCAATTACTGGTAATCGACATACGGCCCGATGAAAAAGCCGCTCATGTCTCCGCTGATTCGGTAAAGGCTTTCTTTGCCACTTCGAACATTGGCAGAGATCGTTCGAATAGCTGCCCCACCACAGAGTCCTGAACCAGCAAGCCCTGCGCCGATGCTTGGCGTGCCAGGCGGCAGGTAGAAGGAGACGCGTTGACCAGTTCCGATCTTCGCCGCTTTCCGCCCATCGACATAGACAACGATGTCGCAGCCAGATCCAACCATTCCGGAATCTCTGACAATAGTGATCTTGCCGCTATCCCCGGCTGGCTTGGTTTGAAAAGCGTACAACTCATCTCGCGGTACCGGCTTCGCATCTATTACCGAAATCGCCGTCGAGGCACATCCCGTCTGCATTACCACTGCCATTCCAGCTATAAAAATTCGCATATGCAGTCTCTCCGCTCACCAGAGCGCCCGCTAGTTACGATATCCAAGTGTCGACAACTCTGATCTCGTTTCGCCAATTTTCTTAAACAGGACTCGTGATTCAATAACGTCATCTTGTGACATGGCTCCGGCCAATTGGAGCCCAAAGAGAATTCCGTTCAACTTGGCTATGGCCGAATCAGATGTTGCTCTGGGGCCAAGCATTCCAAACAGATTGATCAGAGCGGTACGAGCATCATTATCAAGCCTTTCTCCCAGTGCCCTGGTGAATACATCTAGCACCGCCTTGATGTCGTCATTGAATTTAACAAGCATGGCGTCTATCGCTTTTTGTCGCCCGATCCTACCGGAGGGAGCCTCTGTGCCCTCTTGGTAAATATCATACTCACCGCCGTCGGGAAAAATTGCTAATAGACCTTGGATGAGGATTTTTCCGTTGAGATGTCTTAAATCCTCCCCCCCTGGAGCACTCGAAAGGTAAAGTTCTCCCTCGTATTTCGGGCCGACCCCTCTTACGCCTATATATCCACCTGTGCCACGCGGTCCAGAGCCGGGGTAAACATATCCATCTATGATTCGAATTTTTTCAAGTAATGGGTTGTCCACTCTGTAGTGCACGCCTAGTTGCATCTTCTTGCGCATCGGCTTTTTTCCTTCGTCCATGGCTGAATCAATGTAAATATTGAGCGAGGGAAAGCTTGAACGAGGAGTCAATTCGAAGCAACTTTTCCGCGCGCGGTCGAGTGTCTTAATATGAATCTGACGCGCTGTGCCCAAGGTCCGCCGTATACAATGACCTCCGATGGCCTGCCATACAGGTGGTGCAGCAGAAACGGCCCGGGGCCGAACGTCGCCGCATCCTCGCAGGGCAGCGACGGATTAGTACCGAGAAAGATCCCAGCGTGGTTCGGGTAAACCGTGCGCCCCACCTCCATCACGATCATGTCGCCGCGCTGCGGTTGGTCGACCCGGTAAAAGCCGGCGGCCTCGTAATTCGCCTCGTACAGGCTGGCGTTGTCCTTGCTCTCCCACCAACCATCGACGCGCTTGAAGGCATCGAACTCCAGCCCCCACTCGCGCTTGTACCAGTCGGCGCAAACCTGCCAGCAGTCCCAGGTACCGTGCACGAATGGCCGTTTCAGCAGCGGCACTTCGCCGGTTGGCATGACCGTTCTCAGATCCCCCTCCGGCCAGCTGAGAATGTGCCACGGCAGCGCGGTCGCCTCGCACATGGCCAGATCGCGCGGTGACGGCCTGCTGGTCGCGTCCGGATGCGAATGGACCACGGCGATCACTTCGCCGATATCCTCGGCCGCAGCGTATTCCTCAGGACCGATCCGAAACTCTTCGTTCGGTTCGGTCGAGACGTTGATGCAGGGGAAGTATTGTTGCTTGCGACCGATCGCCAGCAGCAGCCCGCAACACTCTTTCGGGTACTCGGCCGCCGCGTGCGCCTGGATCGCGTTCAAGATGTGCTTTCGCATGTCAGCTCCGTGCAATCAGGGAAGCGGCCGGGAAGCCACCGAACGGCAGCGGGTTTCCTTCGCCGAAGCGCGGGATGCAGCCCTTGCCCAGCGTTGCATCGCACTCGTCCAACTCGGGGTTATCAGTAACGACACCGTCGTTTGTGACGTAAGGCCCTGTATATCCGCAGTTCGGCCCGCGATAGCCGCCGGTGAGACACCAATGGCAAAGGGTTGTTGCCTGCCGGCCGATTGACTCATTGCCGACGTCGCCCGGGCTGGCCAGCTCCCAACTGACATTCTCCCCGTCCTCGTTCGTTTTCTGGTCGATGTACCAGACCTCGATCGTCTCTTGGGTTGGATCAGCCGTCGGATTGCCGGCCGGGAAATTCGCCGCATCGAGGTAGGTGCCAAGCGTGTGGCGCATCGTCAGCTTAAACTCGAGCAGATCTTCGAAGGCCAGACAGAGCGCAGTGATGCGCCCGTTGAGGTTGCCGACGGAAAGAGTGGGTCGCACCGCCGTACCATCCCCGTTCGCCTCGATGCCTTCGATCTGCATCGGCCAGGCGCTGTACTCATTGCCCTGCCAGTAGATCGCCTTCGCTGGCAGCTGATCGGCATTGTCGCCGGCGGCGATCAACTCGGCCGCCGTGTGCGGAATCGCGTGCCCGTGGAAGCGCAAAACGTCCGCGCCGTATTCCGTGCCGTCCAATTCAAAGAGCAGCACTTCGCTACCAGGTTCAAGCACCTGGATGTCACTGATCAGCGGCATGATTGCCCCTTATGGTTGGAATGCTCGCTCAAACGTGGCGGTGAGTTTGAAGACGCCGCCGCCCATTGGTGTGGGAGCGGGATTTTTGCAGGTGAACAACCCGAGTTCGCCGAGCGGCGTTGTCCAGAGAAACGCTTTTGCCCCGGCGTGCCGGTCAAGGAACGCCATAATCTGCTGCACCTTGGCCTTCTGGCCGGTGCAGGTAACTGGGTAGGAGTCCTCTTTGTTGTTCGGGCCGTCGCCGACGTTTTGCGCGTAGCCGTTTCCGAACTTCGAGGTGCGCACCCGATAGGTGATATCGGGTGTTTCCCCGCGCTCGGTTGGCCAGGTGAATTTCTCGATGGCCATCAGGCCCTCCCATTTGCATTTCGGAAGCTGGTACCGCCCGCGCGCCAGGAGTCAGCGACCGCTTTCTCGGCCACGGCCTGCATTTGCGACTGTAGGTTTTTGGAAAGCGCTTGTTGGTCGATCTGCATGCCTTCAGAGCTGCGATCCTCGGTCACCACCGTGACCGGCGCGCTGATGCTGATTGCAGTCCCGGAACCACCGCCAGCCGCGAGAACGCCCAGTTTGCCGCTGGAAGTCCGGGTCAGCGGCATGATCGCCTCCGGCCCCGCCTCACCCATGACGCCCGCCCGGCCGCAGGCCATGCCGAACGCGGTCGGCGCGCTGACGATGCTGTTGGTGAAGGCGCCGCCGTTGGCGAACATCTGCACACCCGACGACCAGGCACCACCGAGCGCCTGCGGGAAGTAGGTGCTGGAGTAACCTGCCGAGGACGCGCCGAGGTTCGAAGACGTTGCACCTGCAGATCCAGCCGCCAGCCCATTTCCGCCACCACCGCCAGTGAAGTAACTGGTGGCAGCACCGACGAGGCTGCTCAGCAACGCAGAACTGGCCTGACGGGTCGCGATCCGCGCCATATCCGCCAGAATCGACTTGGTGAAGTCAGCAAACGACAGCTTCCCGGTCATGGCAAAGTTGACGACCGCGTCTTCCATCGAACTGAAGGCGTTGCCGAACAGGGTCTTCGTCTGGCCAGCAATATTGCTCGCCGAATCCAGGTAGTTGGCCCAGGCCGACGTTGCGCCTTTGGTCCAGTCACCCTGCGCCGCCTCCACGTCCGCGTAGTTCTGGCGGATTTGATCGGTGGCAGCTTTGTTCGCATCGGCGAGGGCCTGCGACTTCCGAGCGAACTCCTCCTCCGACATGTTCCGCGACGGATCGGACTTCTGGTTTGCCAGTTCCAGTGATTGCTGAGCGAACCGATCCTGCTGGCTATTCAGCTCATTGTTGAGCGCGTTCTGGCGATCGCCTTGTCCGACGCCAAGCACGGCGCGCTGCCCCGCCAGTTCCAACGCTCGCTGCTGCAGAGCCAAGGCCTGAACGTAGGTCGTTATCGCACGCTCTTGTCGGGCGAGACGGCCGGTCTCGTTCGTGGCCAGAACCTCGAGCTGGCTGTCCGCGTCCTTCTGCGCTTTGACCATGCCGGCGCGCGCATCGGCGATCTTCTGGTCAAGCTGGATGCTTTGGGCGGCAGAGGTGGTCTTTTTCGCCTTCGCGGCTTCCAGAGCAGCAATCTCCGCGTCGTAGGCCGCGGTCACCTCGTCGCGCTCGTTACCGATCAGCGCTTCGCGTTTCAGGGCATAGTCGGCTTGAGAAACGAGTCCAGCCTTCTGCGCGGCGTCCAGTTCCTTCTGGGCGTTTTTATACTCTTCACTGATGGCTGCCAGGTTGTTCTTGGCGTTGTCGAATCCAGTCAGATCGACTTGTGAACCGGCCGCTTTCGAATCCTTGAACTGGTCGTTGATGTTCGCCAGGTTCTTATCGATCGCGGCCTGATTCAGGCGCGGGTCATTGGGGGCTACCTTTCGGATGTCTTCGAGCTGCCGCTTGTACTCCTTGATCGCGTCGGTACGTTTCTGCTCATTCGTCCACGCTGACTTGGTGAGAGCGTCGACCTTCGCCATTGAGGAGACGGCATCGCCCTGAGCTTTCGCCTGCTCTCCTTGCCATTTGGCGATATCCGCTTCAGCAGCTTTCTGGTCCTCCAGCATGTTGAGACGATTCTGGTAGAGATCAATCATCTCCTGCTTGTTCTGGAACAGGCCGACATTGCCTGCCTGAGCGCCGGCCAAGTCGCGACGAGCCTGCTCAATGTCTGCGCCGATATCGGGACGGCCGATGTTCTTCAGCCCATCAGCGGCACGCGCTACAGCGTTGTAGCCCTTCTCCCAGAAGCTCAGGT